CAGTGCCTGAAACATATTACAAGAGGCCTAGTGGCAATCTTGTGTTACCCAGTGGCTGTAAGTTTTGCAGCTGCAAACATAAGTGTCATCCGACACTAACACCACTACCCTCACGGGTATCTAAATCAGCAAACCCACCAGAGGTGGACTACGTATTTATAGGAGATGGCAATGCCTAAACTGACAATCAATGAAAAAGACTACTACACTGACGACTTCAATGAAGAACAGATGAAGATGTATAGTGAGATCAACTTAGCACGTGAAGAGATGTCACGTATGAACTACTTGATGCAGGTGTTAGATGCACGTTGTAACATGCTAGGCGGTATGATTGTCGAGGCTGCAGAGGCAAATGCAGAAGACGAGATCAAGTCGTTACCTGATCAAACGTCTGATGACGACTAAGCGTAGACACCTGATTAAAACTTATCGTAGTGGCCTCGAACAGGAGGCTGCTGCGTTTCTCAAGGATCGCCAAGAGAAAGTTGAATATGAGAAGCTGAAGATCGAATGGGAAGACTTGAAGTACCGCACGTACACGCCAGACTTTGAGTTGGACAACGGGATCATAATCGAAACTAAAGGGATATTTAGTGCTGCAGATAGACGCAAACACGTTGAAATACAGCGCCAACATCCTACATTAGATATTCGCTTCGTGTTCAGCAACGCTAACGCTAGGCTGTATAAGGGTGCTAAGTCTCGTTACTCTGACTGGTGTGATCAAAAAGGTTTCATGTGGGCGCATCGTGTTATACCTGAATCTTGGCTGAAAGAAAAAGGCACACGCAGGAAAGAGCAACGTGTCAAAGTAAAAAGGAGAACCTAATGGGTTACGAGGTGAAGACAGGCGAGATCGCTATTGTACTACGCCCTATTGTAGAAGATGATGAGTGGTCTGGAGCAATTCAAACAGGGCTTATCTTTGGTCAAGAAGGTGTAGCTGAGGGGCAACGTGCAGCCTTGGATATGGCTGTGACTATGGCTGTAGCCCAGCGCTTCCTAGAAGAGAACCCCGAAGCAGAAGATTTATGGGATGGGTATCGCTCTGACCTACTTCAAGAGATGTTTCCTGAGCATTGGGCCGAAGCAGAAGCAGAGATTGAAGCACAAGAGCAAGCAGCTAAGGAAGCATATAGCGGTAACGTTATCAAGCTACAGGCGTGGACTAAGACAGAGGGCAGTGCATGACAGACGCAGTAAACAAACCTGTACATTACAACCAAGCTGGCATTGAATGTATTGAAGCTATCCGTGCTATGACATCTACTATGGACGGTACATCAGCTTACATGGCAGGTAATGTTTTGAAGTATGTATGGCGACACGAGTATAAGAACGGCATTGAAGACCTACAGAAAGCGCAGGTCTATTTGCAGTGGCTTATCGACAACTACAATGAGAAGCATAAATGAGAAAGTTTAGCGTAACATTCGTGGTGAAGGTAGACGAGGACAACAACTTCTTGTCTGCCTATGAGGATAATCATGAGGAAGATGTACACGATCTGATCACTAACGTAATGTATGACGTTGACGATGTTGAAATAGAAAACTTAACAGTAAAGGAAAGATGATGCTAAGTGGAGATGACTTAGAAAACTTCGGTTACTACGAAAACTTTACAGACAGTGACGAAGTAGATTGGGCAGACCTGTACTCTGCATGGGTAGAAAAGAAAATCCTAACATCAGGTTCAGATCGCTTAGTCGAGAACACACTAGGTCTTGTAGGAGAAGCTGGTGAGGTTGCAGAGAAGATCAAGAAACTTATTCGTGACAGCAGTCGTTTCCAGAATGAAGAGATCATGAAAGAGTTAGGCGATGTAGTGTTTTACGCTACTGCACTAGCAAACATTTACGGACGGGGGTTGCAGGAAGTGCTGCAGCTTAATATAGAGAAACTAGATGATCGCCAGAAGCGCGGTAAACTAAAGGGAAGTGGTGACAACAGATGAAGCGCAACCAGAAAGTAGAGGACTACATAGAATCACGTCTGGATGAACTACAAGAACGATTTAGAAAGCTTTATAAGGATACAGATAGGGCAGCTCTATCAATGCTCATCCGTGAGTTACGTCATATAAAAGAGGAATTACGAAAGGCTAAAACTGACCATGAATAACTATTTACCAACAGACTATCAGTCATTCATTCATAAGTCTCGCTATGCGAAATACTTTGATGGTAAAGGCCGTGAGAACTGGGATGAAACAGTAGAACGTTACATGGATAACGTTGTGCGTCCTGTTGCAGGTGACGACAGCTACATCAATCAAATCCGTGACGCTATCCTAAGCCTAGACATCATGCCATCTATGAGAGCTATGATGACTGCAGGGCCAGCACTAGATCGTGATAACACAGCAGGATACAACTGTTCATATCTCCCCGTAGATGACCCTAAGAGCTTCGACGAAGCGATGTACATCCTCCTCTGCGGTACTGGAGTCGGCTTCTCTGTTGAACGTCAATACATATCTAAGCTTCCCGAAGTGCCTGTCCTCTATGACAGTGACACTACCGTTGTCGTTAAAGATAGTAAGGAAGGGTGGGCTAAAGCTTTCCGTCAAGTGCTTGCACTCCTATGGGCTGGCGAGATTCCACAGTGGGATGTATCTAAAGTTCGTCCTGCAGGTGCACGACTTAAAACGTTTGGCGGTAGAGCGTCAGGTCCAGCCCCACTAGTAGAACTGTTTAACTTTGCTGTTACTACATTCAAAGGTGCACAAGGACGTAAGCTAAGCTCTATTGAATGCCATGACCTGATGTGTTTCATTGGGCAAATCGTTGTGGTTGGTGGTGTTCGTCGCTCTGCCATGATCTCTTTGTCTAACCTAAGCGATGATCGTATGCGTCACGCTAAGTCAGGACAGTGGTGGGAAACAGCAGCGCATCGTGCCTTGGCAAATAACTCTGTGTGCTACACTGAGAAGCCTGACATTGAAACGTTTATGCGTGAGTGGACAGCTCTTGTGGAGTCTAAGTCTGGTGAGCGTGGTGTGTTCAACCGTGAAGCATCAATCAAACAAGCTATTAAGTTTGGGCGGCGTAGTGCCAAGTATGACTTCGGGACGAACCCATGCAGTGAGATTATCTTGCGTCCCTACCAGTTCTGTAACCTAACAGAGTGTGTTGTACGTGCTACAGATAGTATAGAAGACCTAGAGCGCAAGGTTAAGTTGGCTACTATCTTGGGTACAATTCAATCTAGCTTCACTAAGTTCCCGTACTTACGCAAGGTATGGCAGAAAAACACAGAAGAGGAGCGTCTACTTGGTGTATCTCTTACAGGCATCATGGATAATCCTCTTATGACATCCGCGAATGCTGGGCTAGAGAAGACACTTGAGCATCTACGTAATGTCGCAGTTACTACTAACACTGAGTGGGCTGAGCGCCTTGGTATTCCTGCTTCTGCTGCGATCACTTGCGTCAAGCCTAGTGGCACTGTTTCTCAGCTTGTGGATTCTTCATCAGGTATCCATGCACGTCATAGCCCCTACTATATTCGTACTGTCCGTGGTGATAACAAAGACCCACTAACGCAGTTCATGATTGATCAGGGTATCCCTAATGAGCCGTGCGTGTTTAAGCCTGACACAACAACAGTGTTCAGCTTCCCTCAGAAGTCACCTGACAATGCGGTAACACGTAATGATATGACAGCTATTGAACAACTAGAGACATGGCTTGCGTATCAACGACACTGGTGTGAGCACAAACCATCGGTGACTTGCACAGTACGTGAATCTGAATGGCTAGAGGTGGGTGCATTTGTGTACAAACACTTTGACGAGATGTCAGGTGTGTCATTCTTGCCACACTCTGATCATACTTATCAGCAAGCACCTTATCAGGATTGCACGGCTGATGAATATGAGGCATTACTAGCTAAGATGCCAACTGCAATTGATTGGGCAAAGCTATCCGAATATGAAAAAGAAGATAGCACAAAGTCAAGTCAGACATTTGCTTGTACTGGTGACTCATGCGAAATCGTGGACATCGGAGCATAGACATAAAACTGTTACAAGCCTGTGATATAACAAGTCACGTGTCGTAACGGCACATTAATTAGAAGGAGAGATTATATATGAAAAAACTAATAGCTATCTTGGTAGCAACTACCTTTGCAACTGCTGCTACAGCACGTGACTTTGTACACGTAGCGGGTTCATCTACCGTACTGCCTTATGCATCAATTGTTGCAGAAGCATTCGGTGAGAACTTTGACTTCCCTACACCTGTAATTGAATCAGGTGGGTCTGGTGCAGGACGTAAGCGTATGTGTGAAGGCGTTGGCCTGAATACAATTGACATCGCAAACTCATCATCACTGATGAAAGACGATGAAGCAGTACGTTGTACTGACAGTATCGGTGATTTCACAAAGGTACAGATTGGGTATGATGGTATTGTATTTGCGTCACGCCATGAAACAAAAGGCTTTGAAGAGCTAACACCAATGCACGTCTACCTAGCATTGTCTAAGCATTCAACTGCCAAGAACTGGCAAGATGTTGATCCATCATTCCCTGACCGTCCAATCAAGATGTTTATCCCTGGTACTAAACATGGCACACGAGAGGTCTTTGATAAGAAGG